CTGGAGTTCAGACGTGTGCTCTTCCGATCTCAATGCGCGGTTAAGCTGCGTCAGAAGCACAACAACGCAATCAAGCTCTTTGGCAAGGTTCTTCAGTCCTTTGGTGATCATGCCGTAAGCAAGGTCGTTGCGATCGGCCTTCTCAGCAGTCATTAGTGTCAGGTAATCGACCAGAATCATGCCAACACATCCTTTTTCTCGCTTGATTCGACGGCTTTCGCTGACGATTTGAGCCAGAGATAATCCCGGCGTGTCGTCGATGTAAAGCATGTCGATTTCACTCAAGCGATTGGCTGTTTCGATCGCCCTGTTGAAGTCACCATCGTAATCACCCTGATAGCCGTCATCAGCGTCATTTGTCGCCGGAAGGTAAAAAATATTCGGGTTAACACCAGACTTCTGCCCTACCAGTTTTTCCAGTATCTGGTCACCTGGCATTTCAAGGCTGAACATCAGAGCGGGCTTTTTCTCATGCACTGCGCAGTTGATTGCCATCTGGCTGTATAGCGTCGTTTTCCCCATCTTAGGGCGAGCGCCAATGACAAACAGAGAGCCTTTCACCAGACCTTTCGGTGACAGCATCCTGTCCAGCGATGGGATCCCTGTGCTCATTCCTCGCTGTTCGCCTGACGGATCAAATCGCTTCTCAAGGTCGCTAACCCAGTCTTCCATGACCTCACCAAATGAGCGAAGGCCGCGACGCGATCCGGTTTTTGCATGGTCTGTCAGTTGCGTGAAAATCGCCTGAATAGCTTCGTACTTCTGCGTTGCAGTCATTCCGTTGCGGGAATAGAGCAATTCCGTCGCTTCAGTCATGCGGTTGATGGCGTAGCGTTCCATTGCGGTTTCACGAACCTGCATTGCATAGGCAACGATGTTTGCTGCGCTTGGCGTATTCTTTGCGATCTCAGCGATATAAGCAAAACCGCCAACAGACACCGTTAACGATTTGCGCTCCAGTTCATCGAAAAGCGTCAGGCCATCTACTGGCTTTTGCTCCCGGTGCATTCTGGTTATTTCTTCGAAAAGAATTTTGTGTGGTCGGCTGTAAAATGAATCAGGCTTCAGCATCGCCAGAACTTTCCGGACGCGCTCACTGCTGTCATCATCCAGAAGCAATCCACCAATCACCGCCTGCTCTGCCTCGATGCTATGGGGCGGCGCATAAAAATTATCGGTCATCGTGTTCACCCTCACGAACTTTCAGGTAGGTATTGTCGTTAAGCAGGAAATCAAATCCCTTTTTGTGCCAGACGGTTCCGCGTTGATGGTTTGGGCGTTCTTCGAACATCCATCGGCAATTTTCGCCTACGTAGATCAAATAATTTCTCCAGTCCTGCATCGTGAACCCATGCCCGTCAAGCTGGCGGGTTATCACTCCGGCTTTGCGCCAGAACGTTCGGATCTGGTTTTTACGCTTGTCATTCAGTGCGCGGATTTTTTGCGCTTCAGGAAGGATTTCGTGGTAAGCATCGACAACATCCTGACAGCTAACGGAAGGTTTTTTCTTGTCAGACTTTTTGTCTGCTGTGGCACTCTCTAATACGTCAGTATTAGAGATATTATTTATATTATTGTTTATGGACAACCGTTGGACAACCGTTGGACAATCTCCGCTGAGAGCCGCGCCATTACTGGTGTTTGCGTTGGACAACCGTTGGACAACCGTTGGACAATTTTTTGACTGAAAATCGTCATATTTAACGATTGTAAACAGGCTAAATTTCTTCCCCATTGAGCAAATATTAAGCATCCCTTTCGACTCAAAAGTCCGCAATAAGCTCCGAACTTTGTTGTCGGGGATGAATGTTTCTCTGACCAGCGACGGGCGTCCAGTTATCATCTGACCGCGATCAACAGTTATCGGACCGATATCCGTATTGACGACAGTAGATTCGTGATTAGCCTTGAGGATTAAGTGAAGCCAAAGATGTACTGCCTGAGAGTCCTTATAGAGCCTGCTGTCCATAAACTGGCGGTGTATAGAGACATACCCCATACTGGATGCCTCCTGATGTTGTACAGGGTTATGCCTGTAATCAGCTAACTTAACGACGCCCATGTTTCACTCCTGCTTTGGCTAGTCTGTAAACACCAACAAGGCGCTCTGCGAACGCCCTGTTATTTGCTGCGGCTACCACTAATCCCTCAGGTGAATCAGGGTGTCGAATCTCTTCTTTTTCCTGGTATTTCTTACGACGTTTTGTCATAATTACTCCTGTGGATTGATCCAGTCTTTCTACATCAGGCCTCGAAGAATTCGCCGTTCTTCGGGGCTTTTTCTTTTGTCAGCATTCTGGCTACTTGCTTAGCCAGTTCCGCCAACTCCTCGTCTTCAACACCCCATTCAAGAACAGCCAGAAGCATTCCCATTTTGGGGATGAAGCTGTCTTTCCATCGCGAAATTTGCGATTCATTAATCCCTAACGCGTCGGCAACCTTTCGCTGACCACGTACAGCAATTCGATTCAGGATGTTGCTTGTAATTGCATTCGCTTTCTTGCGAGTACTTGTAAGTTGCATATGTAAGTATTTCCTTAGATAACAATTGATTGAATGTATGCAAATAAATGCATACACCATAGGTGTGGTTTAATTTGATGCCCTTTTTCAGGGCTGGGATGTGTAAGAGCGGGAATGTCTTAAGCGGATTTGTGTTCCGGCGGGAACACGTCATCAAGACTGACTTTTGCGCCTAACTTGTTTAGGCACTCAACAAGAGCACGGCATGTTTTAAGGTCTGGGAAGCGACGACCAGATTCCCAATGTCCGATAGCTCCCTGTGTGCATCCAACTGCCTTAGCAAGTGTTGTTTGAGAGATATTCAGTGACTCTCGATATTTTCGTAGGTTGCTCATATGCCCTCCATAGTAACCATGAAACAATAATACGATATGTACTTTTAGAATGCAAACAAAAAATACATCTTGTGCATGGATGGTTTTAGTACAGAGCGTAATAATAAGGGTATGAAAATGAAATGGTATGAACTGGCTAGATCCAGAATGAAAGAGCTCGGCATAACTCAAGAGAAGTTAGCTGAAGAGCTTGGTATGACGCAGGGTGGAATTGGTCACTGGTTGCGCGGATCTCGTCATCCATCTCTTGACGAGATTGGTGTGGTGTTTAAATACCTTGGTATTGATAACGTCTCATTCAACCACGACGGTACATTTTCACCTGTTGGCGAATACTCATCTGCCCCCGTTAAAAAACAATATGAGTACCCTGTTTTTTCTCATGTTCAGGCCGGGATGTTCTCGCCTGAGCTTAGAACCTTTACCAAAGGTGATGCGGAGAGATGGGTCAGCACAACCAAAAAAGCCAGTGATTGTGCGTTCTGGCTTGAAGTTGAAGGTAATTCCATGACCGCACCAACAGGATCCAAGCCAAGCTTTCCTGACGGGATGTTAATTCTCGTTGACCCTGAGCAGGCTGTTGAGCCAGGTGATTTCTGCATAGCCAGACTTGGGGGTGATGAGTTTACCTTCAAGAAACTGATCAGGGATAGCGGTCAGGTGTTTTTACAACCACTAAACCCACAGTACCCAATGATCCCATGCAATGAGAGTTGTTCCGTTGTGGGGAAAGTTATCGCCAGCCAGTGGCCTGAAGAGACGTTTGGTTAAGGCCAGCAACGGATCACAACAAACACATGGGGCGGCGGATTAAGGGTGATGGAGAATCGAAATAAGTTGAGGTCAACATGAACACGTTCAGCATAATCGCGATACCTTTTTTTGCCCTTTCAGTGGTTCTGTTGACTCTTGGCGCTACCAGGAAGAACCAAGCCAGCTTCATCGTTGGCGGCGTGTTTATGGCGTCATGCGTGGTTAATGCCATTATCGGCATGTCTCTTTGAGCGCTATGAGATCAGGCATCCTCGTTACTTTGTCATGTGTGACAGCCTGGTATGCACTCTGCGAGCTTTGATGTGGTTTACCACTTTAATAGTCACCGTATCACTAAACTGATTAGCTTTACTCATACTCTTGTGGATTCGCTATTTCTGATGTCAATGCAAAAAAATACTAAGGAAACAAAAAGGATACTTATGTCAGATAACACTATTAAAATCATACCTCAGCACATGACCGCCACATCAGTTCTTATTACGCCTGATCGTGCTGAAACAATCATTACTTTTTACCGCCATGAATTTGAGCATCACATGCAGTCTGATGAGCAAGGAAAGAATAGCTTCCAAGTAAAAGTTGAGTTGACCCCTAACATGTCAGTCTCAATGAGCCCGGATCAAGCTGTTGCATTAGTAAAATCATTACAGGTAGCTCTCAGGGATAATGGGCTATGGAAAGACTGAAGCCAGTTTCTTCAGTTCAACCTACCTCAGGAACAACATCATCAGTTCTTCCAAGTATTATAGTTAGTGCAACCCTAGCAGCGACAACCGTTTCTCCTTATGGGGATCCATCTCAGTACCAAAGTATTGGTATTGATGCTAAGGTATCAAATAGAGTTTCATACGCCATGGACGAAACGGGTTTGCGCCCAAGTAAGGAAGATGTAGCGATGAAGAGTGATACCCTGGAGGTAAGCGTGAGCGGAATGTCCAGAGAAGAACTTGACGCAAAGCTTTCACAAAACAAATCAGAGGTAGAGTCTATTGCTGCGGAAATGCGTCGCGAATCAGCTGACTTTAAAACCTATTATACTCAGCAATTTTCTTCTATTGAGAGAGGTATTGCTGAAATTAAAGGTGAAATCGGCGGTTTGAAAACGGGACTTACAACGACTCAGTGGGCGATGGCCGTTGGCTTGACTTTAGTTACTGTGATTCTGTCTGGCGTGATGTTAGCCTCAAGTTGGATTATCTCCGGCAATGACAAGTCACCATCAGTAACCAGCCCGGCTCCAATTATAATACAGGTACCGACACAGCAACCATTAACGAGCGCTCCAACTAACCAATCGTCATCACAACAAGCTCCTAAGCAATAAATAAACCCGGCCACCGCGCCGGGTTTTCTTTGCCTCACGTTCGCCCCAAAACACATAACCAATTGTATTTATTTGAAAATTAATAGATACAACTCACTAAACATCGCAATTCAGATCTCTCGATCACCTTCCCAATCCACACAACCCTGCAAAAAATAAATCTATATAAAAAACATACAGATAACCATCTGCGGTGATAAATTATCTCTGGCGGTGTTGACATAAATACCACTGGCGGTGATACTGAGCACATCAACAGGACGCACTGACCACCATGAAGGTGACGCTCTTAAAAATTAAGCCCTGAAGAAGG